AGCAGATTATAAGTCTGGCGCTATGCATTATATAGTCGGTCAAGATGTTTTAGGTGGAAGCTACGGAATACATCTTATACAACATGACATTCAAGCTAAGTCTTATAAAATCTGGATTATGAAGCAGAATGAAGTTTTGCTTTGGAAAGAATTTAAGTGTACCTTACCTATATCTTTAGAATATAATATAAATTTTTAATGAAATCTCCTTATTCGTTTATCGTAAAGCCTTATAATAATAAGAGATACGATAATACAAAAGCTTATGGTGATATAAATTTCATTGTAAGCACCTCAGAAGAAGACCATAGCGCCTCTAATCGCTATGCGGTAGTAGTATCTACTCCTATAAACTATAAAGGGCCTGTAAAAGAAGGTGATATGCTTTTAGTTCATCATAATGTTTTTAAGTTTTACTACGATATGTATGGTCGAAGAAAAAGTGGAAAAAGTTTTTTTATGGAAGACTTGTTCCTTGTTGATCCAGATCAATTTTTTTTATATAAACAAAATGGAGAATGGAAAGGATATAATAAGTATTGTTTTATAAAACCATCTCCAACTAAAAAATCTTTTATAAAAAAATCAATTACAGAAGAGCCTTTGTTTGGAACAATAAAATACATTAACGATCAGTTGTTAAGTATGGGCTTGAAAGTTGGCGATGAAATATCTTATCAGCCAGATAGTGAATATGAGTTTAATATTGACGGAGAAAGACTCTACAGAATGTTTACCAATAATATAACTTTTTCTTTATGATTTATATATTAGATGACTTTGTAGAAAAAAGTTTATTTAAAATAGCTAATGACTATTTAGATAAAAATACTTTTAATAAAATAAAAGCAGGAGATAAAGATTTTCATATACAGCAATCAAATAAAGAGTTTGATAAATATGTAACCTCCAGGCTATCCATGGTAGAGGGTAAAGAAATAAAAAATATTTTAAGTTTTTTTAGAATATCTACAGACTCCTTAGATGTTTCTTGGAGGATTCATTCTGATTTAAATATTAATGGCGAAAAACCAGACAGAGCTTTAGTGCTTTATTTATCTCCAAGGGAAAAAGAAGATCTTCATGGTACTGCTTTATGGGAACACGATATATATGGAAGGGAGATTCCTAAAGAAATAACTGATGAAGATTACGATAAAATGATTAAATTAGATGCTAATAACTTAGACAGGTGGAGATTAAGCACAGTAGTTGGTTATGAAGAAAATAGATTAGTTTCTTACCCTTCAAGTTATTTTCATAGCAAATACCCAAATATATCATGGAAAGAAGGAAGAAAAGTTTTTGTTATGTTTTATAAAGTTTCTGATTATGAAGAATAAAAAAGTTGAAAAAAACAACACTGAATGGTATGAGAAGATAGATAAATTAAAACTTAAATATAATCGAAATAAAGATGGATATAAAAAACATAAAAAAAGAGATTATAAAAGCTGGTGAGTCAGCTGTTTTGCAATTAATAAAAGTTGCAAAAGAAGATATTATTAAGTATGATAAAGATGATGAGCTGGCTGCTGATAGATTGAAAAATGCAGCTGCTACAAAAAAACTTTGTATTATGGATGCTTTTGAAATACTGAAAAAAATTCAAGAAGAAAAAGATCAAATAGAAGGAATAGATACTAAAAAAAATAATACACCAAAAGGATTTGCAGAGTCAAGATCAAAATAAATTATACACTGAACTTAAAAATATAGTTCCTAAAAATGTTTTGTCAATAAAAAACAAGTCTAAGTCATGGGCTTATGGGTATAATGAAAAATACAATTTTGTTGTTATATCAAAAACAGGTCAAATTGATCAAGTAATAAATATTAGTGGCCTCAATATAGCTCTTCCAAAACTTTCAAAAGATATAATTAAAAGATCAAAAAAAAAAGAAGATCAATTCTGGGAATCTAAAGAGCTACCTAAACAATTAAAAAAAATAAAGTCTATTTTTCAATGGCATGAAGCTCCTTTAAGTTTTAAAAATGAGTGGATTGATTATATTGAAAATGAATTTAATTACAGAGAATTAGGGTGTTGGTTTTACAACAATGGAGTTCCTACTTACATTACAGGAACTCATTATATGTATCTTCAATGGACAAAGATAGATGTAGGTCTTCCTGACTACAGGGAAGCTAATAGAGTTTTTTATATATTTTGGGAAGCCTGTAAAGCAGATAAAAGAAGTTTTGGAATGGATTATTTAAAAATTAGGCGTTCAGGATTTTCTTTTATGGCTTCATGTGAAGGAGTAAATACTGGTACAATTACAAAAGATGCTCGTATTGGAGTTTTATCTAAAACAGGATCTGATGCCAAAAAAATGTTTACTGACAAAATAGTTCCTATATCAAACAACTACCCTTTCTTTTTTAAGCCCATACAAGATGGTATGGATAAACCAAAAACAGAATTAGCCTATAGAGTACCTGCTTCAAAAATTACTAAAAAAAATATGTATTTAACTGAAGACCAGGAACTTGAAGGTCTTGATACTACTATTGACTGGAAAAATACTGGAGATAACAGTTATGATGGTGAAAAATTACAATTGTTACTACATGATGAAAGTGGAAAGTGGGAAAAGCCTGATAACATTTTAAACAACTGGAGGGTTACTAAAACCTGTCTTAGATTAGGTAGTAAAGTTATTGGTAAATGTATGATGGGATCTACATCAAATGCTCTTGACAAGGGTGGTAGTAATTTTAAAAAATTATACATTGATTCTGATTGTGGAAAACGAAACTCAAATGGTCAAACTAAAAGTGGGTTATATTCACTTTTCATCCCTATGGAATGGAATATGGAGGGCTTTATTGACAGATATGGAATGCCTGTTTTTAGGTCTCCTGATTCGCCAATACTTGGTATTGATGGAGAGATGATAAGTCAAGGAGCTTTAGATTACTGGGAAAATGAAGTTGATTCATTGAAGCAAGATCCTGATGCTCTAAATGAGTTTTACAGACAATTTCCAAGATCAGAATCTCACGCTTTTAGAGATGAAAGCAAACAGTCTATATTTAATTTAACTAAAATATATCAGCAAATTGACTACAATGATTCTTTAATTACAGCCAGATATGTAACTCAAGGATCTTTTTCTTGGGAGAACGGAATTAAAGATACCAGGGTTATTTGGTCACCTAATAAAAGAGGAAGATTTTTTGTAACTTGGTTACCAGAAAAAGCATTGCAAAATAATGTTATAACAAAAAATGGAGTAAAATACCCAGGGAATGAACACGTAGGTACATTTGGGTGTGATTCATACGACATATCAGGTGTTGTTGTTGGAAAAGGATCTAATGGTTCTTTACATGGATTAACAAAATTTAATATGGATAACGCTCCAAGCAATGAGTTTTTTTTAGAATACATAGCTCGTCCTCAAACTGCTGAGTTGTTTTTTGAAGATGTTTTAATGGCTATGGTGTTTTATGGAATGCCTATTTTGTGTGAAAATAATAAACCTCGTTTATTATATCACTTAAAAAACAGGGGTTACAGACAATTTAGTTTAAATAGACCTGACAAAAGGTTTAACAAATTGTCTAAAACAGAAAAAGAATTGGGAGGAATACCAAATTCAAGTGAAGACGTAAAACAATCTCACGCCTCTGCTATAGAGTCTTACATAGAAAAGTATGTTGGATTAGATATGCAGGGTTCGTACAGAGATAAAGACGATATGGGTATAATGCATTTTCAAAGAACTTTAGAGGATTGGGCTAAGTTTGATATAAGTAACAGAACTAAATTTGATGCGTCTATTAGTTCAGGTTTAGCTATAATGGCAAATCAAAAACACCTATACACTCCGTCTAAACAAAAATCGAAAATAAGCATTAACTTTGCAAGATATAATAACACAGCTTCGGTTAGTCAATTAATTAATAAATGAAAGATGTAAAAATACAAGTTAACTCGGCTGCTTTTCCTGATCAATTTGAATCAGATTCTGTTAAAGACACAATGGAGTTTGGCTTACAAGTAGGTCAAGCAATTCAGTATGAGTGGTTTAGAAAAGATAGTGGTTCGTGTAGGTTTTATAATCAATGGGCTGACTTTAATAGACTAAGGCTATACGCAAGAGGAGAGCAGTCTATAAGTAAATATAAAAACGAAATAGCAGTAGATGGAGATTTAAGTCACTTAAATTTAGATTGGACTCCAGTTCCTATAATACCTAAGTTTGTAGACATAGTTGTAAACGGAATGTCTGACAGGCTTTTTAAAATAAAAACATACGCTCAAGACGCTATGTCTGCTGAAAAACGTAGTATTTTTCAAGACATGGTTCAGGCTGATATGGTAGCAGCGCCAGTGTTAAGGCAGTTAGAAAAAGATTTTGAAATACCTGTTTTTAGTGTTGCTGAAGAAGAACTTCCTGGAAGTGATGAAGAGCTTGAGTTGTATATGCAAATGAAGTACAAGCCAGCTATTGAGATTGCTCAAGAAGTTGGAATAAATACTTTGTTAGATGAAAATCATTACCAAGATATAAGGAAAAGAGTTGACTACGATCAAACTGTTTTAGGCATAGGAATGTGTAAGCATATGTTCTTGCCTGGAACTGGAGTTAAAGTTGAGTATGTAGATCCAGCAAATGTAGTTTATAGTTACACTGAAGATCCTTATTTTAAAGATAATTTTTATTGGGGAGAAATAAAAACAGTTCCTATTGGGGAGCTAATTAAAATAGATCCAGATTTAACTCTTTCTGATTTAGATGAAATTTCTAAATATAGTCAATCTTGGTATCAATATTATAATAATGCTCAGGCTTATAACAATAGTATGTTTCACAGAGACACTGCTACATTGTTATACTTTAATTACAAGTCTACTCACTCTTTTGTTTATAAAAAGAAAAGAATGTCAGATGGAAGTTTTAAAACTGTACAGAAGGATGATCAATTTAATCCTCCTGTTGAAATGCAGAAAGAAGGTAATTTTGAAAAAGTTACAAAAAGAATTGATGTTTGGTATGATGGAGTAATGGTCATGGGTACTAACATAATGCTTCAGTGGAAACTAAGTGAAAATATGGTTAGACCTAAATCTGCTAATCAATACGCAAGGCCCAACTACATAGCTTGCGCTCCAAGGATGTATAAAGGTTCTGTTGAATCTTTAGTAAGAAGGATGATTCCGTTTGCTGATTTAATTCAAATGACTCATTTAAAAATACAGCAAGTAGTTTCAAGGGTAGTTCCTGATGGAGTTTTTATTGATGCTGATGGATTAAACGAAGTGGATTTAGGTACTGGAAGTGCTTATAATCCAGAAGATGCTTTAAGACTTTACTTCCAAACAGGTAGTGTTATTGGTAGAAGTTTTACTCAAGATGGAGAGTTTAATAATGCTAAAGTACCTATAACTCAGTTAACTGCTTCAAGCGGAGCAGGTAAAATGCAAATGCTTATAGGTAATTATAATCACTATTTAGATATGATCAGGGCAGTGACTGGGCTTAACGAAGCTCGTGATGGTTCAAGTCCAGATCCAAATTCTTTAGTTGGCGTAAATAAATTAGCAGCATTAAATTCCAATACAGCAACAAGACATATTTTACAAACAAGTTTATATATGACTCGAAGTTTAGCGGAGTGCTTATCAATAAGAATGGCAGATATATTAGAATATTCTGATTTTAAAGATGAGTTTGCTATGCAAATCGGTAAATATAATTTACAGATTATTGATGAAATAAAAAGTCTTTATATATATGATTTTGGAATATTTATAGAAATGTCTCCAGATGAAGAGGAAAAAGCTATGCTTGAACAAAATATTCAAATGGCTTTATCTAAAGAAAATATAAGTCTTGAGGATGCTATAGATATTAGGGAAATATATAATCTAAAGATGGCTAATCAATTGCTTAAATTAAAGCGTAAGCAAAAGCAAGACAGAGAGCAGCAGATGCAAATGCAACAACAAGAAATGCAAGCTCAACAGCAAATGCAAGCTCAAGAAGCCGCGGCTCAACAGCAAATGCAAATAACTCAACAATCAGCTGCCACTAAAATGGAAACAATGACAGCTGAATCTCAAATGGCAATTCAAAAAATGCAAATGGAAGCTCAGTTAAAAACTAAATTAATGGAGGTTGAGTTTAATTATCAAATGCAATTAAAAGGGCTTGAGCAGTCTCAAATAGATCAAAGAGAAAAAAACAGAGAGTCTGAAAAAAATAAAAGAATAAACCAACAATCTTCTAATCAATCTAAAATGATTGAACAACGAAAACGTAATTTACCTTCTATTAATTTTGAATCAAATGAGGATAGTTTAGATGGTTTTGATTTTTCTGAGTTTAACCCAAGATAAATAAAGTAATGATAGAAAAAACATCAGGGCCACAATTGAATCAAGTAAGATCTGATTTTAATAAAAGAGTCACAAAAAAAGCTATGTTAGGCAAGACTAAAAAAATACAATGGG